CTCAAATAAAATTCTTTATATATATCACCATATTCATTAAAGTTTCTATTTGGTTCGTGGTCTAGTATTTTATACCATGTACCATCTATAAGGATTTCGTATGTACAAGTTTTGAACAAACCTGCTACACTATCTCCACCCCAGAAGGCTAACCATATTCTAGCTATACCTCTTCTTACTTTGAGATGGAAAGCATCCATGATATACCATTTACTAAAAGCACCAAACATATCTTCAGCTTTAGGATTCCAGCTTTTGACAATATCTACACCATTGTACCCATTACCTTGTCCTACAGTCATATCAAATTCATAATCTGTGCAAATTTTAGCTGTAGCAGAAATTGTAGTATCATTATCAAATGTACCTTTTAGAGGTTTATTGAAATCATATTGCCACCAGATATCCGGAGTAGCTACTATTTCATAAGCAGTCCCAACTGTAGTTGTAAATGAATTTGTATGTTTAATGGTTCTACCATTCTCGATAGTATTTACAAAATATTTACCATGCTCAGCTGGTTGTAGAGTAATTGTAATTAGCATTCTTGTAGCATCAGTAGCGTAGATAGTATTACCATCTTTAGATATTCTACCACTAGTTACATTTAGCTTACCAGCATTATAATTAGCTTCTGGTGTAATAGATACTTCAAATCTACTATTAACTTGAACCAAAGCATCTTCGGTATATTCTTTAAAAGCCGATCCGTCTTCATTCCACACTTTAACTTTAATAGTTTGATGCGGTTTTTGAGAAATCTTCAATTTAACATATTGGATTTTAGCATCGTCTACGGTGACTATAGCATCTATATCGAATTTACCATTAGAAACCATAGATTCTCCATATACATTCTTCACATGGACTTCACCAGCAACCCAACCAGGTTCTGCTTTAGATTCAATAGTATATCTAATACCAGGTTCAGATCTAAACGTATTGGTATTATCTGTAGTATTATTAGACTTATCTGTCGTATATACATGGATAGTTTGATGAGGTTTATTATTGACAGTTACTTCAATTATATTAGGATCGAAGTCCTCTTTTAATACAGGAGGAGTAGCATAGATCATATTAGTATTCTTTTGAATAACGGGAATACTAGTAATATTCAAAATACCTGGATCATATTTACGTTTCCATGGTACATGAACAATGAAATCTGCTCTATCTCCAGGATATGCAAAGTAAGAATCTAAAGGTAAATATTCACTACCTTGTTTCTTAGTAAGAATAAGTTGGTCTTTACCAAAAGGTTCATCTATGATAATAGCACAACGTGCCATATCTTCTTTACTTAATAAAGAAATCGTTACATCTTCTACTAATACACCACCCGTTAATGAAAGCATATATTTAGAAGAGTTTTCTCCTTCTAAAGATACAGTAAACGCTGTACCTTTAGGAGCGGAGAAAGTAGAAGTATGTGTAGTGAAACCATTTCGGTATGTAATTACCTTAACTGTAACTCCAGGTTTGCTTTGAATAGTTACAGTATAATTTGGAGTAGCGACACCACCGATACCACGTTCAGTATCTGTTCTTAAAACTATTTCAGCTTGATTGATAAGTTGTTCATAGTAGCTATAGAATACTTCTATAAGCTGAAGCTTTCTATTGTTATTATCCATATTATTCACCTATCTTTCTAGCATCATCACAGTCTAAGATATATGTAGCACCTTCGATTGGTTTGATTATATTGTAATTAAGCTTACCAGGAACGTATCCTTCATCAGCTGTACTTACAGCTCTATATTCAACCAAGTTATTTTCTGTATCCATCTTAATAGTATATGGTAAAGTAACTTCTTTTTGAGTTTTTGTATTACCATCATATCTATATAAGTGGATAGTTTGGTGTTCATAGTTTTGACTATCGGTCATGATAATAGCCAACGGTCTATCAACTACAGTAACTTTATTAGTATCTGGATCGGTATCTGTAGTAATTGGATATCCAGTAGAACAAGATACAGTCAATTCTGTACATTGAGTCAAGATATCAGTATTATCATAAGTACCAACATTAATAGTCCTAACCCCTTCAGGAATATAGATACCGTTGATAAATAACTTACCAGGGTTTACTGCAAGAGGAGTAAGTTTAACAGAGATAGAAGTGCCAATAGGAATATTTTCCATATCAGTATGAGTTTCTTCGGAACCATCAATCAATGTAATTTCATAGAAAGCATCTAATGGATTATCGATATGAATATTTACTTTAGTTCCTTTAGGTTTATTCAAGTAAGAAGTATAATCAACTTGAGATAATGGGATAGGATAACTATTAGTAACTACAACTCTACGAAGAGTATTGATGGTCATATTATCAGGCACATTGAGTTTAGTATATAAACCTTCAGTTTCTGTAGTTAACTTGAATACTAATTCATCGCCATAGTTACACCAGAAGGAGTTTATATGAGATTTATTAGTAGTCTTATTGAATACAGTAATCATACAACCATCTTTAGGTTGTAAATCAATATAAGCTTGATTAGTTCTATCACCAGCAGTTAATTTTTCTGCAGGATATAATACTTTGATTTCTGTATTTACATCAGCAGTACCTTCCCAAGTATTTAGAGAAGGAGTAGAGTAATCATAATCTACATCACATTCTACTCGGTAGTGTGTACCTCTAATTACAGACATCGATTGTCCTTCATTGATAATAGCACCACTGTCTAATACAGCTTTAATCTCAGCATGTGGATCACTATCTACAGAAATAGTGACTAATTCTGTACGAAGTTCAGCAGGATCTGCACTGATAACCAATTCTTTATCGATAATACCAGTTAATCTATTTTCATAGTTAGTATAAACCTTACCAGCAACATAAGTGCTTAATGGAGTAATACTAATATCGAAGGTATCACCATATTGAGCTTCAACCTTCTTAGATTTATAAGTATAGTAATTGAATATATCTTCGTCTTTAGGTTTAATAGCTACAATGATATCTTGATTATCATATTTAGGAATTTGGATATTGTATTTAATAGGACCAATTGGAGTACCTAATGAGATAATAGTTTTATCCTTAGTTAATTCAACCGCACCATATTCACCATAGATATCTAAACCGCCTGGTTTGTAACCACGAGCAGCTTCTACAGATACGGATACAAATTGACCATACTTAGCATTATAAGTACCAGGACTGGTAATTGTTTGTAAGATATTAGTCATAGTATCATCATATAGATATGCTGTGAAAGTTTGATACTCTAAGTTTTGATCAGGTATTTCAAATACGACATCTTTAACTGTAGCTGGAGTAGTTTCAATTACTATTGGAGTATCTCCGATAGTACCGCGTTTGATACTTAAAGTACCGTGATTATATTTAGGGTTTGTAGATTCGATATTAGCTACGAAACTCTTACCTTTAATCTCTTTAAATGATTTAGTATAAATCTCACCATTACAACGAACTGAAATCAATTGATTATCAGATTGATTAATAGTGATGGTTTGTAAATCACCTTTAAGAGCTGGAGTTGCTTCAATAGTAACATCACCAGTTAAAGCCATAGCAGTAACTGAAGGATTACCAGCTACATATCCGTTTACTGGTTGAACGTATACATCGATTATATCTCCAGATTTAGCTGTGAAGCTAGAACTAAAGATAGAACCATTACAACGAACTCTGATTGTTTGATTTGGAGTTTGATTGATAGTTACATGACAAGCAGTTTTGACTTCACGTTTAATTTCATTATATATATCTTTCAATTCAAATACTTTTGGAGAAAGATTGATAATCTCCATACCAAATCTAGTTTTAATATCCATAGTAAGTTTCTTTAGATAGTTAGTTACATCTATCAATTGATGTTTAGCTATCTTCTTACCATTGATAAAGATCATTGTATTCTCTTTAGTAATATTTCTATCAATCTTAT